GAGTGCGTTACATGGTTGTCGGACTCGACTGCAAGGTGATCTTCATCGACCACCTGAGCATTCTTGTAAGCGGACTGGATATGGTGGACGAGCGAAAGGCCATTGATCGCGTGATGACGCTGCTGCGGCAGCTTACGGAGGAGACCGGCTGTGCTATTCATCTTGTTACTCATCTGCGCCGGTTGAACGGCGACAAGTCGCACGAAGAGGGCATCGAGGTCAATCTCGGGCATCTGCGAGGATCGCACGGCATCGCGCAGATCAGCGATACAGTGGTGGCGATGGAGCGAGACACACAGAGCGACGACGAGATCGTGGCCAACACCACCACGCTGCGCGTTCTCAAGTGCCGCTACACCGGCGACGTTGGCTTGGCCGGAGAACTGTACTACGACAAACACACCGGGCGCATGAAGCCCTTGCAGGAGAAGTTCTGATGGCTAAGAAGATTTCCGCCAAAGGCGAATTTGAGCCTCGCCCCAAGGTCAAGCGGCGGCGTCGCGCTAGGCCTCTGAACCACGTCAAAACTCTCGGGCCACGGTCGTCTTTTCGCGGCTCGCGCAACAGCAACAGGGGGCAGGGAAGTGCTCGTTGATTTGATCGACCACATGGGCAGCGATTTGACCGTGGTCAACGCCGCCAGAGTGAGCTTTGCCAAGGAGAGCAAACGCTTCAGCAAGCAGGACGAGCGCTTGGTCGAGTATCTGGCCAAGCACAAGCACTGGACTCCCTTTGCACATCCGCAGCTACAGTTTCGCGTCACGGCTCCGATATTTGTGGCGAGACAGCTGGGCAAGCACCAGATCGGGCTGGTCTGGAACGAGGTCAGCCGTCGCTACGTAGACTACGAGCCTGAGACGTGGCATTGTCCGCTGTGGCGTCAGCGAGCGGATGATAAAAAGCAAGGGTCTTTGGACGAAGCTGTTGCGTCGCAGAGCGTGGTCAACTATATGTACGAAGACGCTGTGCGACACGCTGCGGACGCGTACAAGAGAATGATCGAGCTAGGCGTCTGTCCCGAGCAGGCTCGCGCTGTGCTGCCGCAGTCGCTGTTTACAGAATGGTACTGGAGCGGTTCGCTGTTTGCCTTTAGCCGCATCTGCTCGCTCCGTATCAAGCCCGACGCACAGGCCGAAACCAGAGAGATAGCTGAGAAGATAGATGAATATTGCGCCACACTCTTCCCCGTCTGCTGGCCCGCTCTCCGCAGTTGTTCTTGACATCGAGTGCGACTCGCTCACTCCCGGCGTGATCCACTGCGTCTGCGCCAGCGCCATAGGCTCTGAGCAGATAGAAGTCTTTCACGACGCCTACGGCCTACAGGACTATCTGGACTCGTTTGACGCAGTGGTGGCTCACTTCGGCTGCTCGTTCGACTTTCCGGTGCTGAAACGGTTGTGGAACATCGACGTTCCTCTGCACAAGATGCGAGACACCGTTGTCCTCTCTCGCCTCTCTCGCCCGGATCGCGACAAAGGCCATGGTCTGGCTGCGTGGGGCGAACGGTTGGGAGAGGCGAAGCAGGACTACGACGGCGGATGGGCAGAGCTTACGCCTGAGATGCTGGAGTACTGCAAGCAAGACGTTCGCGTTTGCAAGGCGATCTACGTGCATCTGCTGGAAGAGATGAAGGAGTTCAGCCAGAGCGCTGTGGAAGACGAACACCGTATGCAGATCATGGCCAACAAGGTCTCCAAGACCGGTTTTGGTTTTGACGTTGCTGCGGCACAGAAGCTATACAACACGCTGTATGCTGAGCAGAGCGAGATCGCGCTCAAGCTGTGTGACGTGTTTCCGCCCAAGATCGAGAGCGGCCGCACGCACAAGCGCACGGGAAAGCCGTTGAAGGATATCGTGCACGAGTTCAATCCCGCCAGTAGAAAGCAGATCGGAGAGCGCCTGATCGAACTCGGCTGGAAGCCGCGCAGCTTTACCGAAACCGGTCAGCCGAAGGTGGACGAAACCACTCTGTCCAGCTGCGATCTGCCGGAGGCCAGGATTTTTGCCAGATATTTTCTGCTGCAAAAACGCACCGGCATGATCAAGTCTTGGATCGACGCCGCTGTGAACGGTCGCGTCCACTGTACATATATGACGCTGGGTGCGGTGACTAATCGAATGTCCTGTGTCGATCCTAATCTGCAACAGGTTCCGGCGGTGCGATCTGAACTGGGCAAGGAGTGCAGAGCATTGTGGGTGCCTAGACGTGACAGCGACAATGTTTTGCTAGACACCGACGCCGCAGGTCTTGAACTGCGAGTTCTGGCGCATTACATGGGAGATAAGCGTTTCATCGACGAAATCCTGAACGGCGACGTGCACACGGCGAACCAAAAGATGGCAGGGCTAGAGACCAGAGATCAAGCGAAGACGTTTATCTACGCTTTGTGCTATGGCGCTGGAGATGCCAAGATCGGCCAGATCGTCAACGGCTCAGAGCGCGACGGGGCGGCGTTGAAGCAGCGCTTCATGTCCAACATGCCTGCCTTTGCCCGACTGCGCTCTGCCGTTTCGCGCAAGGCGGCGCAGGGTTACTTGAAGGCCATCGACGGGAGATTGATCCGAGTGCGGAGCGAACACGCTGCGCTGAACACTCTGATTCAAGGCTCTTCGGCGGTGTTGATGAAGAAGTGGTTCATGTCCGTGGACTATCTTCTTGTTTCTAAACGAGCCAAGGCCGGAGTAGTGGCAATGGTGCACGACGAATTAGTTTTGGAAAGCGTGAAAGAAAGCGTTGACTTGGCGTCAGGCTGTGTTAAAATTGCTTTATCACACGTCAATAAGCTCTACAGCCTGAGCTGCCCACTGGACTGTGATATCAAAATTGGTCAAAACTGGAGCGAGATACACTAATGGCTAGCGAACATTACATCAAAGGCGAACTGCGTTACGCTTACCTCTTTGAGGAGAAGGACAAGTACGACCGCTACAGCGTTGCGGTTCTGCTTGAAGGCGATCAGGTGAAGAACGCTCGCAATATCGGGCTGAAGATCAATCAGCGCGAGGACAAGTACGACGGCATGGCCTACGTCCAGCTTAAGACGCTGCGTCAGCCGCGAGTGATCGACGCGGAGCGCAACGAGTACAGCGGGCCGCAGAAGCTCGGTCCCGGCACCATTGGCGTGGTGAAGGTTACGCAGATGCCGTACAACAACAAGTACGGCACCGGCACGACCACGTTCATCGACACCGTCCAGATTCTGGAAGCGGTGGAGTACTCGAAGGACTTTGACCCTAAGAAGAGCAGCGAGTTCTCCTCGCCGTTTGAAAAGGGCGACGAGGTTCCCTTCTAAGTGTCCAGCAAGTACGGTCATTGGAACATTGATCTGGTAGGCGAGTTTAACCCGGAGAAGCATCTGGGTTTCGTCTACCGGATCACTCGTTTGGACACCGGAAAGGCCTACATAGGGTGCAAGCACCTGTGGAGGTTCAAGAAGGGCAAACGGGTCGCTGCTAGCGAATGGCGCTTCTACTGCTCCAGCAGCAACTATCTCAAGCCCGAGATAGCTGAGCTAGGCAAGAAGGCGTTCTCTTTCGAGATTCTGATGCTCTGTCCCACCAAGCGCGATCTGTACTACAACGAGATGAAGCTACAGATCGAACTTGGTGTGCTGGAGAGCGATCTGTACTACAATGCCAATGTGGGCGGGCAGCGGTTCTACCGCCCCGTCCACTCCTACGTCTCTTCCGAACTGCGCGAGAAGCTGAAGCTGTCGGGAGTTACCAACCCTGCCTACAGAGGCACGTTCACCGTGCTGTTCAAGGGCGGTCGCGAAGAGGTGGTTGAGAACAAGACAATGGCAGACTGGTGCGCTGAAAACGGCTACGACCACAGACGCATCTCCGAACTCCGCAGAGGAAAGATCAAGACTCACAAAGACATCAAAAAGGTGGAATACGCTGATGAGCGATAAGACAATAGACACTCTTGTAGACGACATTTACGCTCTTATGAACACGGGCAAGAAGAACCCTAATCAGGAGTGGCTCATGTCTTTTGGCATGGCGGTCATGGACGGCGTTAGGCGGCAGCTTTGGATGAGCAGCAGCCCGAAGCGTGGTGCGCTGCGCATGTCCAACGTCGGCAAACCGTGCGTGCGAGCGCTGTGGTACGACGTGAACGGCGAGCATGATCCTGAGCCTCTGACGCCGCAGACTCGTCTGAAGTTTATGATGGGCGACATCGTAGAGGCTCTGCTGCTCTACCTCGCTCGCGAAGCCGGACACAAGGTCGAGGATCAGCAGCGCGAGATCGAGATCGACGGCGTTAAGGGCCACTTGGACGCGGTGATCGACGGTGAACTGGTCGATGTGAAGTCCACCAGTTCCTACGGCATGAGGAAGTTCAAGGAAGGCACTCTGGCAGAGGACGATCCGTTTGGCTATGTTGGACAGATTAGCGGTTACGGCAACGCGCTGGGCAAGTCACAGGGTACTTTTCTCGCTTTCGATAAGAGTAACGGCGAGCTTGCTACGTATACACATGAGGGTCTTGAAGACACGTCTTCTCGCATTGCGATGGTCCGCGAAGCTCTCGCGCAAACTGAGCCGCCTGATCGGGCTTTCGACTCGGTGAAGGACCGAGGCTCTAATCGCAAGAAGCTGGGCATCAACTGCTCCTACTGTCCGCATAAGCAGGAGTGCTGGAAAGACAAGGGTCTGGAGCTTAAGTTCCGCTCCGGTAAGCCGGTGTTCCTGCTGGAAGAGAAGTCTGAAAATGAGACGTATGGTTTCTGACGAAATTCTAGACGATCTGGCCAAGGCCTATTCTCCCGAGGAGATACTGGATATTCTGGAGATCGACTCTTTAGAACTACTGCACACGCTGTATGACAAAGTGTGTGAGAAAATTAACGATTTTGAACTGAGGCCGGTGGACTGCGATGGTTTTTAAGAGCAATGAAAATCCTATGTTTCGCTCCAAGTTTAGCGAAGACATCTTTCGACACAAGTACGCTCACCAAGGGTGCGAGACGTGGGCGAGTCTGGCGCGTGTTCTGGTGGAGGACGTTTGCCAAGACAACATGAGCAAGAGCGAGAAGGACGAACTGACTCAGATCATCACCGATCTGAAGTTCATCCCCGGCGGTCGCTATCTCTACTACGCCGGTCGCCCTAACAAGTTCTTCAACAACTGCTACCTGCTCAAGGCTGAAGAGGACAGTCGCGAAGATTGGGCCAATCTTTCGTGGAAATCGGAATCCTGTCTGATGACCGGAGGCGGTATCGGCATCGACTACTCGGTCTATCGCCCTTCCGGCTCTGGACTGAGCAAGACCGGCGGCATTGCCAGCGGTCCTATTCCGAAGATGCAGATGATCAACGAGATCGGTCGTCGGGTGATGCAGGGCGGTAGCCGACGCTCTGCGATCTACGCCAGCTTGAACTGGAAGCATCGCGATGTTGAGGAGTTTCTCTCGGCAAAGAACTGGTACGATATGCCGGTAGGAACCACCGGCTTCAGCGTAGGTCAGGTGAAGGAGCAGGACTTCAACTACATCGCTCCGCTCGACATGACCAACATCAGTGTCAATTACGATACCGAGTGGCTGCTCAATTACTGGAAGACCGGGGATGTCGGAAGCGTCTTCAAAACCAACGTCAAGCAGGCCCTGTCCACAGCAGAGCCAGGATTTAGCTTTAACTTCTTCGAACACGAGCGAGAGACTCTGCGAAACGCCTGTACCGAAGTCACATCTGAGGATGATTCTGACGTTTGCAATCTTGGCAGCATCAATCTCGGTCGGATTAACGATCTACGGGAATTTGCCGAGATAGTTGCACTTGCAACTAAGTTCCTGCTGTGCGGAACGCTCAGGGCCACTCTGCCCTACGACAAGGTCTACGAGACCAGAGAAAAGAACCGCAGACTGGGTCTGGGTCTTATGGGTATGCACGAATGGCTGATCAAGAAAGGTTATCGCTATGAGGTCACGCCAGAGCTTCATCAGTGGCTTGCTGTTTATAAAGGCGTCAGCGATGATACTAGCCGCCGGTTTGCTGATGATCTTAGCGTTTCTGTTCCAGTTGCTAATCGAGCTATTGCGCCTACCGGAAGTATTGGCATTCTTGCTGGCACTAGCACTGGCGTTGAGCCTATTTTTGCAGTGGCCTATAAACGCAGGTATCTGAAGGGACAGAACCGCTGGCACTATCAGTACGTGGTGGACTCGGCTGCGCAGGAGATCATCAATCTCTACGACACCGATCCGGAGAAGATCGAGTCGGCTATTGATCTGGCCGAGAACTTTGAGCGGCGCATCGCCTTCCAAGCAGACGTGCAGGACTATGTGGATATGTCTATTTCCAGCACGATCAATCTGCCGGAATGGGGGAGCAGGTTGAACAATGAAGATACGGTTACGTCGTTTGCTGACACTCTTGCCAGTTATGCTCATAGGCTGCGAGGCTTCACCGTGTACCCTAACGGATGTCGAGGGGGACAACCTCTTAGCGCTGTGCCTTATAAAGAGGCTGTAGAGAAGCTGGGCGAAGAGTTCGAAGAGGGAGTAGAGACTCACGACATCTGCGACATCACCGGTCACGGCGGCAGCTGCGGTGTATAGCTAAAGAGGAGGACAAGAATGTATGCTATACAGGTTCTTGTTGATCAGGGGTATTTATATGTTCTTGACCTGTTTGAAATAGATGAGGACGGAAATCACAAACCAACTTTGTATTCTACAAAGGAAGAAGCAGAGAGAGAAGCGGCTAAGGCCGGATGGGCTGCTTACAATATAGTGGAATACGTCAATGGCACTACGTCGTGAGGTATAGATGAACATGCGATGGCCTAGTGAAATGTTTGGAGAGGTACGATCCTTGCGAGAGCAGAACGCTTTTCTCAGAACTCGAATGAACTTCGAAGACTATCAGAAGCAGGCAACGGAGACAGCCGTGTACCCTGAAAGGTACAAGGTGATCTACCCGACCATGGGCCTAGCTGGCGAAGCGGGCGAGGTTGCTAACAAGCTGAAGAAAATCTATAGAGACCGAGATGGGGTTATAGATGAAGATGCCGTCAAAGAAGTCTGCGCTGAAATCGGCGATGTTCTTTGGTATTGCGCTGCTCTTTGTACTGATCTTGGAGTGGGTCTCGATACTGTTGCAGAAGCAAATCTGAAAAAGCTGCAAGACCGCAGCGGCCGCAACGCGGTACACGGTAGCGGCGACAATCGCTAGGAGGTTGTTTTGTTTACACAGGTCTGGCGTTCTGGGCCGCTGAGCAAGGTGCAGCACCTCGATCCGGGCTTCTGCGAAGCTCTGATAAAGCTCTGCGACGAGCTAGAAGAAAAAGAGGGCAGAGTAGCTGATGACAGGGTTCGCAAGAGCGTTCGCTCTAACACCGTCTTTGCCGTCCAGCACCCAGACCTGTGTAAGTTGGTACAACATTGGGCAACGGTGGCCAATGAAGAAGCCGGGTGGAACTTCGATCTTTCAGGAATCGAGCCGTTGCAGTTGTCCAAATACGCCGCCGACCAGCACTACGGTTGGCACACAGACGTAAGGCCCTTGGCGGAAACCAAAGGCCTTTTGATGCGAAAGCTGACGTTTAATGTGGTTTTGAACGAGGACTATGACGGGGGCGACTTCCAGTTCAGTTGGGGAACGCCTTCGGCCACGTATAAGAAGAGGACCATTCCCGAGCCTGCCATGCGCAGCAGAGGCCATATGGTGATCTT